GCACGGCGACGTCGAGAACGTCCTGGGGCATGCCGATCTTGAGGTTCGAGACGATGGGGTGTACGCCTACGCCCATCTCAACAACACTGATCGTGGCCGGACCGCTCGAGAGATGGTCAAGAACGGCGACATCAAGGCGATGAGCATCTACGCCACCCACGTTCGCGCCAAGGGCAATGACGTTGTCCACGGCGAGCTCGTTGAGGTGAGCCTGGTGCTCCGCGGCGCCAACCCTGGTGCTCTCATTGACCAGGTCTCCATCGAGCATGGCGACGATGGCGATGAGATCGAGGCTGTCATCTACACCGATGAGCAGCTGGACTTCGTTTCTCACGGCGATGAGGACGAGGATGAGGACTTCGAGGTGGAGGAGACGGATGACGTCGAGCACGCCGAGGAGGAGTCTGAGGCCGATGAGGCTGAGGGCGACGAGGATGACCCCACTCTCGGGGAGATCTTCGAAGGGATGACAGAGGAGCAGAAGACGGCGGTTTACGCCATCGTCGGACAGCTCGTCGATTCCGTAGATGAAGAGGCGGAGGAGTCGGAGACCGAAGAGGTTGAGGACACCGCCCATTCCGACACAACTGAGGATACTATGGCTCACAAGAACGTGTTTGAGGGCTCCGCTACCACCGAGGAGCTCCCCGTCCTGACCCACGCCCAGGTCGAGACCATCTTCGAGGACGCTCGCTCCAGCGGCTCTCTGAAGCAGGCCATCCTGGCTCACGCCGACGCTTACGGCATCAAGCAGATCGAGACCCTCTTCCCCGAGGCGAAGGATCTGTGGAACCAGCCGGAGTTCATCAAGCGTAAGACCGATTGGGTTAGCTCCGTCGTCGGCGCTGCTAAGCACTCTCCCTTCTCCCGAATTCGCACCCGCTTCGCCGACATCACAGCCGACGAGGCGCGAGCCCGGGGTTACATGAAGGGCAATAAAAAGGAAGACGAGGTCTTCACGCTTCTGCAGCGTACCACCTCGCCGACCACCATCTATAAGAAGCAGAGGTTGGATAGGGATGACATCCTGGACATCACTGGCTTCGATGTCGTCTCCTACATCCGTGGCGAGATGAAGATCATGCTCGAGGAGGAGCTCGGTCGAGCCGTCCTCATCGGTGATGGTCGCCAGGCCTCCTCCAAGGACAAGATCAAGGAGGACTGCATCCGCCCGATCTACAAGGAGGACAGCCTCTACGCTCCTCGCGTCGTCCTGGCCAAGGAGACCACCACCGAGGACGTCCTAGACTCCATTGTCCGCGCTATGGACGACTACGACGGCGCTGGTAACCCAACCTGGTTTGCTGAGCCGCACATGGTCACCGAGATCCTGCTGCTCAAGGACAAGATGGGCCACCGTCTGTTCCGCAGCGTCTCTGAGCTGGCTGACTACGTCGGCGTCTCGAAGATCGTCAAGGTCCCGCTCATGAAGGGTCTGCAGCGCACCTCCACCAAGAATGGTGTCGTTGACGCCCTCGGTATCATCGTCAATATGTCCGATTACACCATTGGTGCGGACAAGGGTGGTCAGCTCTTCGCGGCTGAGGACTTCGACATTAGCTTCAACCAGTACCACTACCTGCTGGAGACCCGTCTCTCCGGTGCGCTGACTCACCCGAAGTCGGCCATCATCGTTGAGCGGAAGACCGAGGCTGGTAACGTCGTCGCGGAGCCGTGATAGATGGCCAAATTCTTCGGTGAGATAGGATTTGCTACACAGGTCCAGACTGAGCCGGGAATTTGGGAAGACAAGATCGTCGAGAAGCAGTACTATGGTGATGTGTTTCGTGAAGCACGTCGCTTTGGTGCCAGCGATGAGATTCTGGGGAGTATCAACCTTAGTAACCAGCTCAGCATTATCGCTGACGGATTTCTAACGGATAACATCCAGAGTCTCAAGTACGTACGCTGGATGGGGGGACTTTGGAAGATCTCCTATGTGGAGCTGAAGTTCCCCCGTCTGGTTCTCGAGTTGACGGGGGTGTATAATGGACCGACGGCTAGCTCTCCATGAGAAGCTGGTAGAGATCCTCGGGTCGGATAAGGTCTATTACCAGCCACTCCCGTCGCTTAAGCTCTCGTATCCGTGCATCGTATACGAGCGGCATCCGGGCGATCCGATGTACGCGGACAACCTCAAGTATATCAAAGCAAACCGGTTCCAGGTTACTCTGATTGCCCGGCATCCCGAGGACCCGACACGAACGAAGATCGAGGACCTTTTGTTCAGCCGCCATGAGTCTCGACTCGTAGCGGACAACCTCTATCACGACATCTTCGACGTCTACTATTAGGAGTTAACATGGCTGCACTTGTCTGGGACAAGACTGGTGAGCGCCGTATTGAGACTGGTGTCGACCACTGCGCACTGTATGTGTACGACCCGGCTCAGAAGACCTACGGCAAGGGCGTTGCTTGGAATGGTATCACTGCCATCTCCGAGAAGCCCGAGGGCGCCGAGGCTACTGACCTCTACGCCGATAACATTCTGTACCTCTCGATGCTCTCGGCCGAGAAGCTGAAGGCCACAATTGAGGCCTACACCTACCCCGACGAGTTCGAGCAGTGTGACGGTTCCGCCACGCTGACGAAGGGTGTCAAGATCGGTCAGCAGGACCGACTCGCTTTCGGCCTCGTCTACCGCACCAAGATTGGTGACGACGTGGCTGGTCAGGACAAGGGCTACAAGCTCCACGTCCTGTACGGCTGCAAGGCTTCTCCTTCCGAGAAGGGGTACAAGACCGTCAACGACTCTCCCGAGGCGATCTCGTTCTCCTGGGAGCTGTCCACCACTCCGGTCAACGTGTCCGGTGCTAAGCCCACCTCGCTGCTGACCATCTCGTCTCTGGACGTCGACGCTGGTAAGCTGAAGACCCTCGAGGCTAAGCTGTTCGGTTCCGACGCTCAGGGTGGAGGCGGGGCTCTCGAGCCCAAGCTGCTCCTGCCCGACGAGATCAAGGCCCACTTCGCAGGCTGATATACCACACCGGGGGCTCAGAGACCTAGACTCCTGGGCCCTCGGTGCCTGCAATGCTTATAGTTTCTATCCCGGATCTCGACGGGTTCGACGAGGAGACAGGCACATTCGTCTCCATGCCTGGCGGAGTCCTGCACCTGGAGCACAACCTGGTCGCGCTGTCAAAATGGGAGTCAATTACCCATAAGCACCTCATTGGTAACGACCAAGTTACACCTGAGGAGATGGCCCTCTACATCAAGTGTATGATCACTGATGAGAAGTATGACCCGTCGCTCCTGGATAGGATCCCCCCATCTGAGGTTGATCGTATCAGCGCCTACATGGGCGATACGATGACCGCGACGACCATCCGTGAGACGGGTGGGGAATCTGGATCCGGCGAGTATACATCCTCTGAACTAATTTACTACTGGATGATTGCTTGTCAGATCCCCTTCGAGTGTGAGACATGGCATATCAACCGACTGCTTACACTCATTCGGGTCTGCAACCAAAAGAACCAGCCCGATAAGAAGATGTCCCAGTCCGAGATTATGGAACGGAACCGGGAACTCAACAGGGCCAGGCGGGCTAAGCTTGGCTCGAAGGGATAACAATGATCAGTCACGAAGACATTCCCGAGGAGGCGCTTGCTCCGCAGGCCCACATCGGTACTGATCCCATGGAAGACAAGGACATTCACGTGTCCCAGACTACTGAGGTGATGAAGTGAGCGTCGCAGACAACGTACTCGCTCGCGCCGCAGCGAGGATTGGTTACTATGCACCAGACGACCCTCAGCCCGGATCCGAAGCTGGCCGATACTGGGCAGCTCGAACTGGTCAGCAGTGGCTTGCTGGACCGTCCGACTCTGTGTGGTGGTGCATGCTCTTCGTCAGCATGTGTCTGGACGAGTGCGGGCAGATTGACGCTATTGGAGGCTTCTCCTTTAACACTGACTACACCGTCAACAAGGTCCGCCAGCACCCTGACGCTTACTTCGTATCGGTTTACGACGCCCGACCGGGCGATGTCGTCATCTACGACTGGGACGGCGGCGGCACGGACCATGTGGGCTTCGTCGAGAAGAACCTTGGCGGCGGCACGCTCCAGACGATTGAGGGGAACACCTCGTCTGGCAGCTATGGCTCTCAGTCTGCTGGAAACGGTGTTTGGCGGCGTGTCCGCAATCAGTCGATCGCGTATGTGATTCGGCCTGCCTACACCGATTCTCCCAGCAACACTGCTCCCGCTGGTCCCGCAGACATCCGCGCTCTTCAGCGTGCAGTTCGGGCTACCCCCGACAATGTAGCCGGACCGAACACTCGCTCTCGTTGCTATGCGCTTGCCGCGGCTTCCGAGTGGGGTGGGAAGACCTTCCCCTTTGGTGTGGCCTTTACGCAGTCCGTGGTAGGTACTGAGGAGGACGGAATCTGGGGCGAGGCTTCTGAAGAGGCCCATGACGCCACTGTCGAGGCCGTTCAGGCTGCAGTCGGCGCTGAGGTCGATGGCGTCTACGGCGCCGAGACAAACACCAAGGTGAACGCCCTGCTCGACAGGGCCGAACAGCCGTAGGAGGCTCAAAATGGCAGCGCCATACTGTACTTTAACGGGAACAATTCCCGGAGGAGAGAATGGTCGGGCTCTTGTCCGAATCGTTCCTGACGTGAAGGGCGCTACGGCTACCGTTGAAGGTGCCGCAGTCTCGATGCGCGAGCACATGGTTCGGACAGACCAGGCTGGCGCTGTCAACATTGAGGTGCTGGCTCCGGGCGCTGGAGTAATCCCCTCTGGCGCCTGGACCCACACCATCTACATCGACTCGCCCAAGTTCGACATCGTCAAGCATGTGGCTCTGACTCAGGGCGGAACGATCGACATCATGGCGGTCGAGCCCACGTCCGAGATCTCACCTCTGCCTTTCGGTGGTGGGGGTGGCGGAGGAGCTGGTTCTCCTGGTCCAATCGGCCCTCGAGGACCCAAGGGTGATGCTGGTCCCGCCGGACCTCCTGGGCCTAAGGGAGATACTGGAGAACGCGGACCTGCCGGACCAGAAGGCCCTCGAGGTCTTCAGGGTCCCCCTGGACCTGCTGGTGGTGGAGCCGGAGGAACCCCGGTACCTGGCCCCGAAGGACCTAGGGGTCCCGCTGGTCCTCCTGGACCCACTGGTCCTACCGGGGCAAATGGTCAACCCGGACCCAAGGGCGATAATGGTGCAGTTGGACCTGCTGGCCCTCCAGGACCGCAGGGTCCTCCCGGACCTGCTGGAGAGCGTGGTCCGGCCGGTCAGGATGCAGTCACCCCTCAGCTTGACAAGTATCTCACCAAGGACGAGGCAGCCAAGACCTACGGTGAGAAGGCTGATGTCGAAGACGCACTCAGACAGACCAATCCGTTCAAGAACGGCGCCCGGTACTACTCTCCGGTAACCTACTACTGGCCTGACTACTACCAGGATGGAAAGCCTGGACAGTTCTCCAAGTGGGCACAGACTCTGAAGTTCCGGGACAACCTCGGATACGTCATCCTTAACCGCAACAGCGGTGACTGGGAGGCTCAGGAGGTAGACTTCCAGAAGCAGGGCGAGCTGGCTCTTGGCGCAGGAGCAAAGAAACTCCTGTTCTACATCAAGACTCAGTATGGCGCGGCTATTAACCCGGATGCCGAGGATAACCGAGGAATTCCGAATGCCGCCAAGTTCACCAAGGAGTACATCCTTGAGCAGCTGAAGCGCGCTAAGCACTGGTATGGCGACCTAGTACAGGGTGTCTTCCTTGACGAGGTGATTAACGGATGGGATGCCCGTAAGGATCGCCTTCCGTGGTACAAAGATCTGATCGACACGATTCGCCGAGAGAACGGTCTGGACTTCGTGATTGCGATCAACACCGGATCCAACATCTCCCAGGAGGTGTGTAACCTCGACTTCGACGTCTGTATGATGTTCGAGGGAACGGCCGCTAAGTTCCTCGAGGAGAATCCGACCTCGCCTATCCTTCCTGACCACATGAAGGCTTATCCATCAACTCGATGGTGGGCTGTGGTGCACTCCGTCACATCCGAGAACTACCAGAAGGTCTTCGACAAGGCGGACAACCTCGCCATCAGCCATCTCTACGTCACTGACGGCTTCCTTGTTGAGGATCCTCAAAATGGTGGTCAGTGGCACCCAGTCGGCAATCCTTACGAGAACCCTCCGGGCGCCGAGATCCGTGAGCTGATCATTCCGTGGCTCAAGGGGTACCTGAAGCTCAAGTTGAAGGTCGACAATCTCAAGATTCCGGAGGTCCCGAAGATGATTATTCTCGGACCTGATGATCCGGTGCCTGCTGGGACTCCGTCCGGGACGGTGATTGTTAGGCGGGCCAAGTAATGGCTAGCGTATTCCCAGTAATTGGTACATGGTGGGGAGGTAATGGCGCTCGAATCGGCGATGGTCGACTGATCCGAAAGGGATCTAGCTCCACCCCGTTCGAGTCGTCTGCCTATACCGTCGGCGATCGCAAGTGGACTGTTGAGATCACGTACTCAGCTGATCAAGACACTCAGATCGCCATGCGAGCCAACTGGTTTGAGGCGGGAAAGAAGACCACTGGTAAACAGGACTTCATTACTACCTGGAATATCCGGGGCGGTATTAATGCGGCGATCAAGTTCGACTTCGAACTTCCGAACAACGCCTATCCAATGTGGACGCCATCCATTGCGGTTCCGGGTACGGCTCAAGACATTACTATCCATAACTTCAACGTCTACGAGACACCGAAGCCAGGACTGCATATTCATGTGGCTAGAGGTAGTGGGTCGGAGGCTAATGGTTTTGGCACTGCTTCACTACGAAGCCTCCCTGCAGAACTCGGCGACCTTATAGTTGTATTCTATGCTTCACAGTTTGGAGACACCAAAGCCAGACCTCCTGCTGGCTGGGATTTCCAATACAACCGTGACGCCGGTGGGCGATCTGGGTATGTAGCTGTAAAACGGGCTACAAAAGCTGATCTTGATGGCGACTTCAAGTTCAATAGTGACGTCGCCACCAATGCTAGAGAGAATTTTGTCTTATTCTCTATCGGTGGGGTATCTAACTATAAGATACACGTATGGCAGCCTGGCCTTCCGGCACTAGATAAGACGAAGAAAAATCTAGTAGCGGTACAGTACCACGCACCATCATCCCGAGACGAACCAGTATGGTATCCCCCAGGTACCGACCCAATCGCTAGAGGCGGAAAGCGTAACCGGGGATCCTCATGGTCTATGACTATTGGAGCATTAGCTTCATCTGTTAAGGACTCATATGGTGCCAAGGCATATGCTTGGGTGGAGCTTGAAGAGGAGAACCCTGAACCTCCAGCCGTAGTTGTTCCGGGTATAGAGATTACCGATTCTGGAAGTTCCAACCCGGTATTTGTATACTGGAATGGAGAACTACAACCGTCTACCATGCGTGCCGTACCAAGAGGATACTCTGATATACACACCATGATGGACACTCGCGGCTTCCTGATCGCCCATCGAGGTGGATCAGTCAGCTGGCCCGAGGCATCTATTCGCGCATACACCAATTCCGTGATGTACGGCGCTGGTGCTCTGGAGGTCTCTTGCCAGAAGACGAAGGATGGAGTCTGGTTCCTGAACCACGATCGCACCCTCCAGCGTGTGGATAAGACGGCTCCAGATACCCCCGTCACCGAGATGACATGGTCGGACATCCAGAAGTACCATACCATCGGAGAGCCATTCATGACTGTCGAGGAGTACTTCGCCGCCTATGGGTCCAGTCACATCACTGTCCTGGATCCGAAGTACTCGGCTGCTGAGTGGCAAGATCTAAAGAAGTTCTTCCCGACTGATGCCCATGGGCGAATCATCTGGAAGTTCTCAATCGATGCTGGATGGCTTGCTAACCAGTGGAAGGCCGATGGTTGGAAGTGCTGGGGATACTCGTATCCAGATCAGGTAACTGATGGCCGGATCAACGAGTGGCACAAGCCATGGGACTACATCGGTATGTCCTTCGATGCCAGCGATGAGGTTTGGAACCGAACTACCGGACTCGGCAAGCCGGTATGGGGGCACATCTGCCCAACCCGAGACGCCTATGACCAGGCTATGGCCAAGGGCGCCATCGGATGTATGGTCTCTGGAGTGGCCAACATCTACTCCGAATCTCTAGTCTAGGAGAATCATGATTACGATCGAGAGTCAGGGAGACTGGAAACTCACCAGGAATTGGTTTGACAGAATGACGAAGTTGGACCTGGCTCTGATCATGAATCAGTTCGGCAAGGAGGGGGTTTCTGCTCTCAAGGCGGCGACCCCCTCCAGGTCCGGAGAGACTGCTGCCAGTTGGAACTACGAAGTCACTCGAACCGGCAATAACTGGCAGATCGCCTGGACAAACTCACACGTAAACAACGGCGTAAATATCGCCGTCATCTTGCAATATGGTCACGGCACCCGTAATGGCGGGTATGTCGTCGGCCGAGACTACATCAACCCCGCTATCAGGCCCGTATTCGACAAGATAGCGAAGAAGGCCTGGAAGGAGGTCACTAAGTAGTGGCTACTATTGACGAGCGGGTAGTCTCGCTCAAGATGAACAA